AAATTGTGTATCGTAATCTACGTACTTGTGTAATTCAAACTCATATGGTATTTTTGTAGAGAAAGATATAACTGTATCTTTAACTGTATTAGGTTGTTTTAACATTAAGAATTTAATTTTATCGCCATCTTGTATATAAGGATATTTCATACCTAGTTTGTGTTTACTAATATTATGATTATATATCAATGCACCTTTGACATGTATAGGTGTGCCTTTCTTATAAATTGAATTGCTGTCAATGTATTTGTTGAGATTATTACAACTTCTAGGAAAGGCAACCTCCTCTGGCGAGAGTGTCATAAAGACTTCTTTGAAGTCATTTACGAATTTTATTAGAGCGTCTTCGCTGTCATTCATAATTACACGAATAGCATCCTTAATCTTACCTCTACATACTTCAGGTGTGGATGACTTAACTGCTTCTACGCCCATAATCTTTAGTTTAGGTATATCATATTTGACACCTTCTTCATCAAATACATTCATCATATATCGTTTTTTAGCAACCCATATACCTTTGTTAGCAATTGCTTCTCGTTTCATAATCATTTTTTGTTGATAAGCATTTACATATTTTGCAAGATTTTCAAAACTACTATCAATAACTTTTTGTATTTTTTCTTCAGCTGCTTTATCTAAAAAGTCAACTATTTGTTTTGTTGATTTACCTTTGCAAACTTTTTCAACAAGTGTATCTAATTTTAGATAGATTGAATCTGTATCAGACGCCACAACATAGTTTTTATTATCTGTGCCTAGCAACTTGTTCATAAATTTATTTACGTCACGTTCTATCCAACGAATAGATAACTGGCCACCTAGTGTAATTGCCTCTGCCTGTTTTACATCAAAGTATCTGAAATATTGATTGCCAATAGCACCATAAGCAGAGTTAAGTGAAATCTTTTTTGCCATCTGTATATTGTGACAACGAGAAATCTCGTTTGAATAGATTGGGTCTTTTGTCTTTTGATATTCTTTCTTGGCTTCAATTGCCTTCTTCTTATATACTACACGTTCGGTGTACATCTTCTCCATAAGTTCAGGTAAGAAACCTTGTTTATCTCTTTTAAACATGGCACCGTTTGGTGCAATAGTCACATTACGATCTTTTGCCCATTTGAGATTTAATCTTTCATCTAAAAAATTTTCTACACCTACTGCTTTAGGTTCTGTACCTACAAACATTTCAGGACTAATATTGTATTGCATAATTAAGTGTGGATACAAACTGTTTAAATCAAACGAAACAATCCAGTTATGCAAACCTAGTTGTGGATCTTTTACATATGCACCTTCGTATTGTGTGTCCTTAATCTGATCTTCTCTAGGTGGTATTTGAATATTTTTTGTAAGTAAATGATTATAGATGATTGTATCCCAACACCTTACTTGTGAATAAACATCTGTATAGTTTACCTTGTAATCATATGCCATAGTCAGGCATAACTCAATCAGTTTCATTTTGTCTTCGAGTCTATCAACAAGTTCTACGTCTTGTATATTGTACTCTACAAACCTTTGATAATCTTTTGTATAGAAATCTTTAAACGTTTCATATGGGTTATCTAATTTCTGTTCGCCTAGTTCTACCTTAGCAATGTAATTAAGTTTATAACTTTCTTGTCGGACATATGTAAACTTTTTATACAGATCAAAATAATCTAGTACAGATACACCTAGTATATTCCATATTTGATTGCTTTTATTACCAAGTTGTATTCTATCTGCGTTGACATAATTCCATGGTGACATTTTATTGATTGTATCATTATCAAAGATATATCTCATACGATTCATAAGATAAGGCATATCAAAAAACTTTACATTCCAACCTGTTAGAATATCAGGATGATTCTTACACCAGAATTTTAGAAACTCTAGCAACATGTGCTTTTCATTTTGACATTTTACATAAGTTACATTTGTCTTTTTAGAAATGAAGTCACCTGTACCCCATGTGATAATCTGTTTATTGCTGTGATTTTTTATAGTGATACAAATAATCGTTTCTTTTGCAGTATCTGGATCGGGAAAGCCACCTTCACACTCGGTTTCTATATCAAGTGTGAATATCTTAATGTAGTCTTTGTTCCACTTCATCTCGCCTTTGTATTCGTCAGCGATGTATTGATAGTTGTATCTATTCATACCAAAGATTTTATACTCTGGTATAGGTGCATACTCACTATAGAAATGTTTTGCTTTTGATATAGAATCAAATCGTTTTGCTTTTAGATTAGTACCATCTAAAGTTTTATATTTTGATTCTTCTTTTGTAGGTAGGTATAGTGTAGGACTATAATTGATACGACTTAAATAAGATTGCCCATTATTGACACCTCTAATAAGAAGTTTACCTTTATGCTCTACAACATTTGTATAAAAACTACTCGCCAAATTCATATCTTATTATAACACGATTGATTTTAAAAGTCAATACTATGTGATAATTTTTGCTTTAGGTGTAACTATCTGACCTGTATTTTGTTGATATGCACCAATCATATTATCATCTGGTGTAGTGTCAGTAATTATATTTGCCTCTTTGATATGTATAACTTCATCCTTTGTGTATGGTATGTATGGATGAAATCCTATTTGCATAGGTTTGCCTGGTTGTCCTTGCATTGGTATTAATACAAAAGGTTTCTTTATTGCCAAGTGATCTGCTCTATCACTTTCTTGTGGCGTACCTATTACGTCCTCTCCAGATGAGAGTCTGTATAGTCTAATCATAATATACTCCTATTCAGTTTTGTTTTCTTCAGTTGGTTGTTTCTTGCCGATGTTATATTTTGCTTGCAAATTCCATTCGTTTTTTTCTTTGAAAGCAATAATTTTGATTTGTGATAAAGGTGCTTTGTTTTCAGCAGCCTCTGATTTGACTATAGATAATAAATTCCAATCTTGTAATAAAACTGATATTGTGTTACGTCTTTGAATATCATTCTCAACTAATGTAGCTTTCTTACCATCTAAAGCAAAAAGTTCTTTGAAATGTACTATGTAATATTTACCTTGTTTATGTAGTATGTGACAACTTTGAAATAAAGTTTTATCTTTACGACTTGCAACACCTATTCGGGACAAGGTTTCCCTAATCTTTAGAAAGTCATCTGGCTGTTTGAGTGTAACCTCTAACATCTGCTCAGGTGACCAATTAAAATTCTCGTCACTCATTTTTTTCTCCCACCCTTATCAAGTTTTTCCTTAATAAGATTCAATTGTTTCTTATCCAGTATGTCAAGGGCTACCTTTGCTTTTGCATTGCTATAACCATAATATTCTTTTACATACTCTAAATTTTTGATTTAGTAGTTGTAGTCCACTTACCACCAAACCTCTTTCTCTTACGAATACTATTTAGTAGAAAATGAAACTGTAAACGTTTGGTGAGGCCGTGATGAAAATTCATCTCATTTGCCATCATTATAGCGTCAACATGCTGTGATAAACAACGATTTATTACGTATGGTGGGTACTTCTTTTCCCAAGTGAGATCATCTCCGTCTAGCAAATTAACTTTTGTCCAGTTAAGTGCATTGAGATAATCAGATAATTTGTATTCTATCATAATATAATTTCTGGTGCCGCTTCACGGATTTGAACCGCGGACCTACTGATTACAAATCAGTTGCTCTACCAACTGAGCTAAAGCGGCCCATTGTTAGTGTTTTCTTTCGTGTTTCTTATGACCTTTATGAGAACCCATATAGTAATCGCCTGGTTCATAATCCCATCTCTTACCGTGATGACCTCTTATATCAGCATACCACATTCTTAACTTCACTATCAAAGTTCTAAAAAATGTTCTTCTTGCCATTTCATCCTCTATTTAAATTTACATTCTGCCATGATTTGTGTTAGGCACGCAACCATATTTATCTCATGGTCTGCCACAAAGGCTGATTTATATTGATAATCAGCAATTGTTAGAACGGCTGCAGGGATAGATTGAGGTTGTAGATGTTTATATAGAATATCATAGATACCAGTAAACAAAGAAGATGGATCTTTATCAAGGTTTTGAACAACCCATTTTCTCATATCACCGAACCTTTTCTCTTTTAGAAATGAAATCAATTGTTTATTATTGATTTCTGACATAGATACAAGTATACCACTATCTATCTTACCTCTTACAGAATATCTTTGTAATTCGTTTATCGTTCTTCTAAAGTCTGGATAGTGTCTTTGTATTAGTTCAGCAAGTACTTTGTTATCAAACTCTATATTCTCTGCCTTCAATACATCACCTAGTCTTTTAAGAAATGCAGTAGCAGTTTTTACTTTCTGACCATTAGTAATACGAAAATCAATAACTGTACAACGACTATGTAATGCAGGTATGATTTTGTTTTTGAAATTACAAGTAAATATAAATCTACAATTCTTGTAAAACGTTTCAATGAAATTACGCAACGCAGGTTGAACACTATCAGCATTCATATAATCTGCCTCGTCTATAATAACAACTTTATGATTAGAACCACCTTCTAGTGATACACTAGAGGCGAAGTTTTTGATTGTGGTACGTAAAGTATCAATATGTCTACCTTCATCTGAACCATTGATGATTAAATAATCAGCACCTAGTTCTTCACACAAGGCACGAGCAACTGTTGTCTTACCCGTACCTGCTGTGCCTGAAAGGAGAAGATTAGGAATTTCTTTTTGTATTAGAAACTTACTAAAGGTATTCTTTAAATCTTCAGTTAAGATACATTCTGATATTTTTTTAGGACGGTATTTTTCAACCCATAGAAAATCTGACATATAACAACCTTAAAATGTTGAGTCAGCTTCTAAAGCGATCCAGTATTGTACTTGTACCTTTTTGTTTATGAAGTGAGCAATCTTTGCCTTTGATAATGCAACATCATAATCACCAGGAATAATCTTCATATTCTCGGCCTTGATATATGCAGTAAACTCTATATCAGTTTCGCCTACAATAATAGACGATTCGTTAGAGTTGCTATTCTTCTTATCTAATGCAACTAACTTAATCTTACCATCTTCACCTTTAAATGCAATATCAGGTAGACTTAAATTAGTATATAATTTTTTAACAGACTCATAATCAGCATTGTTCAATGAGAACGATACTGTTTTGTCTGGCATTGTTATAGATTTAGAAGGATATCTCAATGTAGATTTTTCAGCAAAAGCATATCTTGCTGATAAAGATGTCTTCTCATCTTGTATTTTTAGGTTTGCAGAACCATTAAAATTCAATACAGGTTGTGTAAAAGAATCTAATGCTCTTAAAAACTCTGGCAAATCATATACACCAAATTCAGTTTCAAACTCATCTTCAACATTGGCTTCTGCCATAATGTTTTTCATTGTAGAAACTGTAGATAGTTTCTTACCAGGTTTAAATAGTATATTAGCATTTATATCACTAAAATTTCTTAATATACTAATTGTATTATCACTTATTTTCATTTCTTATCCTTATCATTATTTAATAATAGTATAACATAATGTAATGCTTTAAGCAAGTCTTTACGATTATAACCACTTTTTCTGCCATACCTTGACAAATACTTAATTGCATTTGCCTGACAAAAATCACTTTTAATTCCAATAGACTTTAATAAATCTAAAGTTTGGATACCATCTTTACCAGACGAGTAATGTTGTCCGTATGTGGACTCAATGTACTCTTTAATCTCTTTTAAGATTTTATCCTCATTGTATTTCATAATATTATTATATCACTAAATTGCGTTTGAGTCAAGCCTACTTGCTTGTAGATATTTTAAAACTTTTTCAGGAGTAGATTCCTCATAAGGGTCTCCTGATGTATTGTTACCTTTACCAGGTTCTACAAACATTTCTTCTATTACACCATTGTTTACAATCATAGCATATCTCCATGATCTCATACCAAAACCTATAACAGTTTTCTCTACAAGCATATCCATTGCGTCTGTAAAGTCACCATTACCATCAGGTATTACTTTAACGTTTTCTAGTTTTTGATTTTGTGCCCAGGCATTCATAACAAACGAATCATTTACTGACATACAATATATGTCATCAATATTGTGTTGTTTAAACACACTATATAATTTTTCGTATCCTGGTAATTGTTGAGTTGAACATGTAGGAGTAAAAGCGCCTGGTAATGAAAACAGTATAACTCTCTTATCTTTAAAATACGTATTCGTATTTGTATCTGTCCATTCGCCTAGCGATCTTACTCTAAAATTTACTTCTGGTACTCTATCACCTTTTTTCATAATATTTTCTCCTTATAATAATTACATTATATACTATTCACGTCAATTTGTCAATATCCTATATACCTTGTAAACGAGAATCTTTTGATGTGATATTTTTAGTTGCTTTTGGTCTAGCAATTGAATCTTTTGATCTTTTTCTTAAAATAGCAGTTGCAGATTTTTTTGCTCTTGCCTCTTTAATAAACTTTGTTAGATCCCACTTGAAATTCATACACCCTCCTTTTTTTTTTAGTTAGGTGCGTTCCTTCGGCACGTGCCTACTTCCGACTCATTTGAGTTGAACGATATTAAGTATTTATACGTGCTATGCGTTTAAAACATAGCACGTATTGGTTTTTTATTTGATTGAGATAGTTCTAGGTTTTTTATGTTCTGGAACAACTCTTTCTAAAGACACTCTTAATAGTCCGTCCTTTAATTCAGCGCCTGTAACCTTAACGTCATCAGCGATTGTAAAAGACTTCTTAAAGTATCTTTTAGCGATACCTTTATGTAAGATTTCACCTCCAGAGTCTACCTTTTCTGTTTTCTTGTCATCTACTTTTTTAGACTCAACAGATAGTACACCTTCCTCAAGGCTTATGTCTATATCTTTTTTGTTATAACCAGCAAGTGCGATTTGAATATCGTACTTATTCTTATCCATCTTAACTATATTATAGTGTGGAAAAGCTGTAGTTGATATATGATCTAATTGATGGTCAAACATTGATTCAAAATGTCTGAACGTATCGTCAAATCCTACAGTTAGTGGTCTTAATTGATTGAAAATTGATAGTGCTTTATTGGTCATGTAACCTCCTATTGTTAAGCAAAGTTAATTTTCTGACAACCCTATAAGGCATTGTCTAGTATTATATAATAATTATTTATATAATTTCAAGCGCCAGTTTCCTTTTGTCACGGAGTTAAACTGGCAAAGATCACCGTTTTTTCGGTAGATTTCTCTACCTTTTTCTATACCCCTACTAGGTCTTATGAATTGCCTCGTAGTAATAATATATATACAACACAGACGGCATAGAAATTCTTAAATTTTCTTAACTTTAACTCCTTTTACGTACTTGTAACCTAACATCTCATCATTTGCTTTTTGAGCTTTTCTGATTGTTTTAGAACGTTCTTTTGCTTTTTCACGTTTTATTTCTGATGGTTTAGAAAAATATTGTTTTGATCTTAAATCTTTAACAATCCCTGCCTTTTGTACTTTCTTTTTAAGAACACGCATAGCCTTCTCTAAATTGCCACCTCTTACTTCTACTGTAATGGCCATTATCTATTTACCTCCCATCTCATTTTTTGGTTGTTTTTCCCATACTGGTGGGTTATCACCACCAACATCAAAGTCGTGGTATGATCCTTTTTTATATGTATCATAATTAGGTCTAGCTGTTTTACCAACAGCAAGTCCTTTAGAAACATCTTCTTTTGTGTATCTTGGTTTTTTACTTTTATCTAAACTACCTACACTAATAGGGTATCCTGGTTTTAATTTTTCAATTTTTCCACCCTTTGCTAAAAACTTTTTCATTTTTTCATCACGTTCTTCTTGTGACATTTTTGGTTTGTATTCTTCTAAACCACTATTATCTTTAAAATTTGTCATTACTTTCCTTGTTTAAAGTTAACTTGTGGGGCACAACCCCCACAAGCGGACTTACACTATGGATAGATTTAGACAGAAAAGTCATCTTCACTATCTTCCTCACTATCATCGGATTTCTTTTCTGATAATATCTCTGCCTCTTCGGCTGCCTTCTTATCAGCAAGAATTTGGTCTACTGAAGCACCACTATCTACTTTTGAATATAGATCAACAAATGATGTTTTAGTATCATCATCAAATCTATTAGTACAAACAGCGATTGCCTTCATTTTATTTTTAAAGATACCATATGCTTCTGCAATATGGACAAGTCTTCTGGTACTTATAATCTCATCAACGCCGCCATCATTATAAGTTTTTCTTATAACGTCAGCCCAAGTAACTAGATTATGAGCAAACTTGTCATCTTTTTTGCCAGCACTTACAAGTTTCTGAGCAACAATTTTTTCTTCTACTTTGGCAGAAGGATATTGTTGTTCAAATGTAACTGGAAATCTTTCAAGGAATGCCTCGTTAAGAACATTAGTACCGATAAACTTACCGTCATCACTACCTTGACCTTTAGTGTTAGCAGTTGCAATCACATTAAAGCCAAGTTTAGGTTTAACAAACTTGTTTATCTTTTTAACATAAACACCCGAACCTTCAAGGATAGGTTGTAAACACATAATCTTATTACTTGCAAGGTCAATCTCATCAAGTAAAAGAACAGCGCCTCTCTCCATCGCCTCAATAACAGGACCATTTTGCCATACGGTCTGACCATCTTTTAGTCTGTAACCACCAAGTAAATCGTCCTCATCGGTTTCAATCGTAATATTACATCTAATCATTTCACGTTTTGATTCAGCACATGCCTGTGTAACAGCAAGTGTCTTACCATTACCAGAAAGTCCTGTAATAAACGCAGGATAAAACTTTTTAGATTTTACGATATTTTTAATATCAGCGTAATTACCAAAGTTAACAAAGTCTGTATCCTTAGCAGGTACAACATTGTCGGTCAATGAAGACACAATGTAAGCAGCCTTTGTATCATTGGAAATTTTAGTATCAGTTGTATCAACTGTGGTTGTATCATCCATAGAGTCAACATTAAGAGTATAAACTCCTCTGTCAACTTTGTACTTGTCTGATTTCAACCAAGAAGGATTTTTGATAACCTTCTTTTTAACAAGAGCATTAATCTCTGCCCTAGTCACCGTATCTTTATTGTAAGTATCTTTTAATACTTTCAATACAGTTTTTTGTGTTTTATTTAACTCAATCATAATATAAGTCCTTTCATATTTAAGTTATACATATATGCTATCATTTTTTGGGGTAAAAGTCAAGCGAAAAAAACCCTTTATTTATGCGATCCTTTTGATAAAGTTTTGTAATAATACTCTGGAATTGATTCGTTTTTTCATTCCCGACATAAACATCTTTTTTAAAGTTCTCTTATCAGTTGAATCTGATTCGAATACTTGGTTAGCAACTCTAGTGCCAGAGTTAACATAAAAGTAAACATCATAAGCAGTATCATAATCAGCGATAAATTTATCTTTAGTAAACATTTTTCTAGCCAATATCTCTTTATTGTAAGGTACTCTCAATTGGTATTGTAGTTCTCTATATTTTGAAACTAGATAGAAACCGATAGTTTGTAAATCGTATTTCTTTTTTAAGTATCTTAACATAACACTTGTAAAATCTTTTTTATCCATATAGTAACTACCAGCCATTTGATATTTGCCGTTTAGTTTTAAGTATAAGTCACCTTGACCTAGTCTATTCATTGAATTAGAAGCACCATCTGTTAAAGTAACAAGTGATAATTTATCAGTATTGTAATCTTTTTTAAACTTTTTAATTATGTGATCCATACCCACAAGTGATTCATTAAGAGGTGTAGATGATAGGTAGTAGTCACCTGAAATAG